GAAAAGTATCGTAAATTGAAAGAAGAATACAAGAAAAGGAGGAAGAAGAAATGAGAGTATGGTCAGCAACATGGTGTATCCCATGTAAACAAGTTAAAGCATGGTTAGCACGAAACCCTGATGTGTCAGTTCAACTTATGGATGTGGATAAAGATAAACCACCTTCTGACATTAGAACCGTTCCTACATTAGAGACTGATGATGGACAGTTCATTCGTGGGCCAAGTGAAATAATCAAGTTCTTACAGGAGACAAAACAATGAGTGATGAAACAATAACAATTGATGATAGAGTAAAAACAATGTTGAAAGATAAAGACTGGACTTTTGCAGAATTGCAGAATATGACAAGTGTTGTAGAAGGATTTGCAGATGCAATCTACGCAGAACTATCTGCTAAGGAAAAGTTGGATTTAGTGTGGGAAGACATAGGACAGGAGTTCTATTCTATCGCATCAACTAAGTTGAAGGAGTCAGTAGCAAACGCAGTCAAAGCAGAACTAACAACTGCTAAAATTAATTTTAATAAAAAGGAGGACAATACAAATGAAGTTTCCGAGAGTAGTGTGGGCGGGAAGTCATCTAAGACACGCACCACAGATGAGAAGAAAAGTAGTAAAAACAAAAAGTGAGTTTCTTGATTGGTTCAACCAATTCAATGGAAAGATGAATTGTTATACGACAGTCTATGACTTTGAGGATATCAATGATAATACTCAGATTGATTCATCTGTTATACTGGATAGAATGTTCTTGGATTTTGATGCACATGGCAAACCACTTGAACTTGCTCACAAGGATTTTGTCGAAGTGGCTAAGAAGTTAGAATCACAAGACATTATGTTCAGAAGTTATTTCAGTGGTAAAGGCTTCCACATAATTGCACTAGGAGAGCGAGTAAATGATATCCGGTGCATTCAGCAGTATTATACCGAGTTGGCTAAAGACCATCCTACTTTGGATAGTAGTGGGATTCAGATAAATCGTTTGAGAAGAATACCCAACTCAATGAATCTAAGCACTACCTATGATGGAGACAAGTCTTATTTTTGTATTCCAATCAACTACAAGTTGGAAGATTTAGATTTGATACTGCAATCAGCAAAGAATATTGTTCCGTTGGATATCAAGTATGGTTCAAAGAGAATTAGATTTCCAACAGTAGAACCGATTGAGGCTTCTGACATTGAAGTTGAAATGCCTAAGCCTGTTGGTAGTTTGCCAATACTACCGTGTTTACATAACTCAATTATGGTTGAAAATCCAAGCCACAATGCAAGAGTGTATCTCATACATTGGTGGAGAGATTTGCTTACAGGTAGAGAAAGAAACATTTCACTTGAACAACAAGAAAAAGTAATTGATACTATTATGGTTGAGTTAGAGAAGATTGCTTCTCTTGATGAAGTTTGGTTAGATTGGAATTATGATGTTACTAAGATGTATGTTAGTGGTATAGTTTCTAAAGGATATCACACTCCGAGTTGTGATAAACTAATTGCACAAGGGTATTGCCCCGGAAAATGTTGGAGGTATGTAGATTGAGAAGATATACTTGTAAGTTATGTGATAGAACATTTGAAGGAGTTGGAAGCAAAGGCATTGGTCATGTCTTATCTAAAGGCGGAGTCTGTTGTGATGAGTGTAACTACACAAAGGTATTACCTGCAAGAATGAGAGGTGAACATCTATGAAATGTTCTTGCGGAAGAAAATGGAATCAAACAGACTGGCACTATGGAAAATGTGCTGAATGTATGAAGCCACTAACACTTGAACAGTGGATGTATTTGAAGGAGAATTTTAGATGAATGAAAGAGATAGACTAAAAGAAGCAAAATCAATTATCAAAAAGAAGAGAAGTGTTGAAGATGAACTATACGATATGTTTACAATAAAACAACTTTGCACTCTTTTGGATATACCTGAAAAAAATGGATGGCAAGGTAGAGTCGGAATCAGTAAAGCAAAATTAGCAAGGGCATTAGTATTAAAGTGGAGGGTTTCAGATGAAACTAAAAATAGATAGTAGAGAAAACTCTGAGTTAACTAAGCAAGTCTTAGAAAAAGCATCTGAACTTAATATTCAAACTGAAAAGGAATGGTTAGATATTGGTGATTATGTTTTCAACGATGTTTGTTTTGAAGCAAAGTCTTCCTTTGATTTCTTACAATCTATTGTTAACAATAGACTTTGGAATCAAATGGATAACATGGATAGAGCATTTGATAACAACATAGTTATTTTGTATGGAACAATAGAAGAAGCAATACAAACTCATCTATCTCATTCTAAATCTACTATGCCTAAAGCAACACAGAGCGTTTTGCTAACAAAAAAGTTCTATGGTGCATTGGGAAAGATAATTTTGGATACAGATTGCACTTTATTGTGGGTTAAGAACGAAAAAATTGCGGCACAATTGATTTGTGTAGTTTGTAAGATGCAACCACATGATAGGGAAGTTTACACTCCCCGAATAGTAAAGAAACGTAAGATTAGCACAACCGATTTGAGAATTGATGTGCTAACAACGATAAAAGGTGTTAGTGAGAAGAAAGCAAAGGCTCTCATTGATACATTTGGTTCAATAATGGAAATTGGAGAAGCCTCATCTAATGAATTGTGTGCGTTAGATGGAATTGGTAGTGTATTAGCAAAAAGAATACACGACACACTAAATTCAGAAGAAAAAATGGAGATATAAACATGAGTGATAATGAAAATGAATTAAAATTAGGACAAGACGATGAATATGAAGCAGAAATAGATAGATTATACTTTGAGTCGCTTCAAGAAGGAAGAGAATACTCAAAAGCAAGTAGAATACCATCTGTTGTAGAAAAATATGTAAAAAATGCAGTAGAAGTTTCGATAAATAACGAAGTTCCCGCTATGTTGTCATTTTATTTGCTTTTAGGGCAGATTTCTAAGGATATGGTATGTATCCCTGCCGGAAAAAGAAGAATTGACACAAGAGTTCAGGTTATTTGGATGCAAACATCAGGAACAGGTAAGACTGAGATGTATAACTTCTTTGGGCCAGTATCAAAATTGGTATTTGATGAATTGAACAGTAAATATGGTTCAGATATCAATGATTTTGAGAAAGGATTCAAGACTATTGGTGAACATAACCGACAAGGAGCAGGTTATCAGGTAATTGAGGTTGGAGAATCAACAGATGCAGGTATGGTCGGAAGTATGGGAGAGGAAGATGAGATTGTTGTTGATGACGATACAGGAGAGACAAGAACAATACAAGTTCCAGTCCAAAATTATGGTCAACTTGAAGGTGAAGGACTTCTAATCTTTGATGAGTTTCACGATTCAGGTGTATTTAGTAAGACACAACATAGAAACAACATCATTTACTATCTAAATACTCTAATGAACACTCTTTGGGGTCAGAATTGGAGAATTAGAAAGAAGAAGTTGGAAGGTGGAGAGTTCACTTGTAATGCAAGACTATCTTCATGGGCTACTACATACATACCAAAGACCCTAACTACTGCTATTTCAGAAACAGGGGCTATGCAACGCTCTATTATCTACATCAGGGAAGTTCCTATTGAAGAACAGAACATGATTAGAGAAACTATTGCTGATGATTATGGTGTTATTATTGATGACGCTAAACCCATCCAACAATATGCTGATGCTTTTGTGCAAATCTATGAAACTCTAAGAGAACACTACATAGAAAACGGTGAAGACCCGTTAAAAACTGTAACTTTTGCAAAAGGATTCAATCAAGCAATAAAGAATGAAACCTTCAAGTTTCAACAGTTTGTGCAGAATAGTAGACCCGCAGTTATGGAGGTTGCAAACAACTTCATTACCCGTATGCAGGGAATGATGGTTAAATTAGCCGTTATTTCTTGTATTGCTGAATCGGGAACTGTCATCAAAAACAAGGATAAGCGTTTTATCGTAACTGAAAAACACGTTAGGCAGGGCGCATATCTTACTCGACAATGCTATAAGTCGCTTGTGTCGTGGCTTGACTTAGCACTAAAGGCTGAAAGGAAGTCGCTTCAAGAAAGAGCCATGCTAGGAGAGTTTAAGAAAGCGTTTGTTAAATTATCGCAAACACCCGAAGCAAGAACAATTGATGGGGAACGATGGATAAATAAAACTACATTATTTCAGCATATTATGACTTTAACAAGAAGAGGACAAGCCCAAGTGTATAGAAATTACAAGGAAGTATCAGAACATTTTGATGAGAAGAGGGTTGGAAGATACGGATATGTTAAACTAAAAAGGAGTGAAAACCAATGAGTAAAATAACGGTAGAAAATCAATACTTAGTATTTGATGTAAGAGAAGGCCCAAAAGTAATAATCGAACAACTGAACGCATTTGGAGCAGAAGGTTGGAGATTGGCGGCAATGTTGAATGTCGGAGAAACACAATTAGTAGGATTCTTAACAAAAGAAAACCGAAAGGATGCCCCTGACCCTAAACAATCAGAAGCAGATAAAATTGCATCTATATGGACTGCATCAAACAAGGATGATGAATGATGTCTGTTTTAGCAATTGACTTAGAAACAAAGAACTTCTCCTATGAAATTGGAGGATGGGACAATACCCATATGTTTCTTGTATCAACTGTTTGCACATGGGATGGCGACAAGGGAACGATATACATTGATAAAGCGGTAGATGATTTAGCCAAAAGCAATGTTCAGATTAAACCATTATCTGATTTGAAGTTTGATTTAGATGAACACTTCCAAAAAGGAGGAGTTCTGTTAGGACACAATATTCGTAATTTTGACCTACCCGTTTTGAAGAATGCTATGGATATCTATTGTATCAAGAAGTATTTGGATAATGAGTCATACATTGACACCAGTGCAATCCTTTCTAAAGAGTATGGTGAGAGATATTCTCTTTCTAACTTAGTTCAACATACATTGGGTAGTGATAAAATAATGGATAGTGCTGATGCTCCAATAGTTTGGAAAGCAGGTAGATATTCAGAAGTAGCAGAATATTGTCTAAAAGACTGCGAATTGGTCTATGACCTATGGAAACATGGGGTTTCTAACAAAATGGTTAAAGGATTCTCCCTTGACGAAGAAACCGTAAAGACATTGGAGGTGGAATGGTAATGACCCCGTTTGAATGGTTAGCATGGTTTGTATTTGTGTTGGTAATTTCTCTTCTTTTCTTTGCTGCATTTGGAAACAGTAAATATTCCGAAGAAAGTATTGAAGAGTATATGGAGAAGTTGATTGAAGAAGAGAGGCAGAGAGATGGCTCTCAGAGAAACTTGTAGATTCTGCAATCAACCAACTATTGCAAAACGCATCAAAGGAACTTATGTTGGTAGTCTTGAGCAAATCAAGATATGGCAATGTAGGGAATGTAAAGCCTTATGGTCGGATAATTGAATCCGGCCATAGGGCCAACTTTTTTTTATGCAAAAATTTCGACCCCTCAAGATTCGCATACTCCCTATTATGCGATTAATAGCAACAACTGACTATTCAGTGCAAAAAGTAAATTAACCTTCGGTGTTTTTTTTGCACCAGTTGGTGCGGGATGGAAGATGACGGTATTAGCGTAGAACTTACGAGGTCTTGTATTGGGTGTTAAAAGTAGTAGGGGTAATAGCGAATTAGATAATCTCAAAAAGAAAAATCCCGATTGGAATTGGGATTATTGGGATGCGCAATTGGAGGGATACGGATGTTAATTGCCCTATTCAAGAGCCTTCGGGCTTGGGGAAAATTTCGTCTGTGAGTTCATTTTACAGAATAAAATACGCACTAATAAGGGGGGGTAAACATAAACAATAGACCATTTTCTACTTGCGCCATGTTCGTCAGGTGTTTGAATGAAATGTTTGAAGACTTAGATGATTGGTGATTAACCTACCAATTCATTTTCCAATACCCAATCGGGTAGAACTGGTAAGTTTTCATATGCCTCATCAGCAGTATCATAATCAGTGATATCTCTCCATGCCTGTCTGTAAGTTTGGATATCTGATAACTGAGAGTCTGTAAGTCCTCTATCGGGAAGAACAAATGAATCAGTGTTCTTCATCATCATTTCTCTTTCAATAAATATTTCTTCCCATGTTATAGTTATCTCTAAAATTTCTACTTCTACTGTTCCGTCTGTTTTGTATCTTTCATTTCTTATCTCTACCATGTTCATCACCTCAAGTGTAAGTCAAATTGAATAATACGTATCTACCAGTTGGAGAACCCACTTTGTATTGTAGTCCATTTGATGCGAATGTTGAGGGTGGGTCGCCACTGAATGTTCCCCATCTTGAAACACCGGAAAAAGGAGTTGATGTAGTGCTACCTCCTGTTATTTTACCTGATAGATTAGGTAGTCCTCCTATTGAAGTTTTCATCTTCAAAGTTCCCGGCCAAGTAGTTAATTTTGGACAACAAGCCCACCAGTAAATATCTCCTCCGGTAACAGTAGCGTTTGCTACGGCATCTATTGTCTTATATCCAGTAGTCGTTACATCTACGTCTGTCTTTAGAACAATAGCATCTTCCCCTTCGGGATTACCATTAGCATCACTTGGGTAGATTGCTACGGCTATCTCATCTCCTGAGTCTGATGCAGCCGTTGCAACTTGAACAACAATAGAATCCAACGTTCCATCTTTAGGCATAACAAAGGGATATCCTTGCCATTGATTATTACCACCAAAAAAGTTCATGGTATAACCTGTTGATTGTCCATCTACACCAAAAGCACCGTAGGTTTTGTGAAATGAGTTATTATGGGTTGCATCCAAATCTATTGTCTTATATCCGGGTGTTCCACCTCCTCCACCTGTTCCGTCATCAATTGTTCCATCACTTTTTGTTCGTCTGAAAGGTTGCCTTGCCATTTAATCACCTCATGTGTTATTCTGCATTGTAATTGCATAGAAAGTCGCAGTTAAGGTTGCAGTTGAACCTTGTTTATTTTGATATCTTATTCTAATTGTATCATCACTTGAATCATAATCTGCTGCCAGTGTTCCTATTCTTGCAGCACCATCATACAATATAGCCCATTCAGTAAAGTTAACTGCTCTTGCAGTAGTTCCCAATACTGTTTTTTCTGATGCTTGAACTAATGCTTTGAAGGATTCTACCTCTTCATTAGTTTCATCCTCTATCTGAACTGTTAGTTCTATTGTCTGTAAACCACTTGAAGTGGTTAACCCATCTAAATCCATATTCATCAATTCGATGTATCCATCGTTAGCGGTGGATTGGCTACTAACTTCTCCCGCAATCATACCTGCTTCTTGATTAGCACCGAGTCTGAAACCTGTTGTTGTTCCACTTGTGCCTGAGCCTATGGTTACATCAGTAACAACTCCTACCTTTGCACCTCCTTCAAACTCTACACCAGTAGAACCAACTGACATGAAATCAGTTTGACTGTTCGCCTTTAATCCTCTAACAATTAACTTACCGTCTTTTGTTCCTTCGGTAGTATCTTCTATTTGTGTTCTTAAAGATATATACGTTGATGGATTACCAGTAGAACCTTCACCTCTAAAGTTCACTTGACCAATTAAATCACTATCAGCAACAGATGCAGAGTATCTGTAAAGTGCGAGAGTAGGCCCACCGCTTGAACCATCATCATGTTTCTCTATGAGCATCCCCGCATCACTTCCCTTAATGGTCAACTTCGATAGAGCATCGTGTTGTGATGTGGTTGACCCGATGACTACTCTCCCTGTTCCATTTGGTGTAATGCCAATATTAGCGTTTGAAGTTGATACAATTTCATTACCATTGACATCTAAATCACCACCTAACTGTGGTGTAGTATCTGCGGCTAAACTTGCTATACCGCCACTTACGGCTTCCCAAGCAACACCACTTCCTGTTGAAGTTAGAACTTCACCATCAGAACCTTGACCACCATTTATTTTGAAGTTTTCAGCATCAACCAATCCAAAAAAAGAATCTTTGAACTTAAGGGATGAAGTTCCTAAATCAACATCGTTATCAACTACTGGATAAAATACTCCATCTTGTAGGTAGAGTTGATAATCTCCATTCGCATTAAAACCAAGTCTGCTACCTGAATTGTTGAAATTTATTGCTCCCTTGATATTATCACTAGTATCATAGAAAAAAATAGCATAATTATTTACAGTGTTGTTAGTTGCATCTTTTTTAAAGTTGATTCTTCCATACTGTTCGTTTATGGTTAGCCCCGCATCATTTAAGTTAACATCACTTGAGAATGTCTTAGCACCTGTAAATGTCTGTGTTCCCGCTAATGTAGCATCACCCGCAGTAACCCAACCAAGATTACCACTACCATCAGTTTTCAATGCTTGACCAGTTGAACCATCGGCAGCAGGTAAAACCCATATCTTATCGGCAGAAAGAGCAGGGGCTTCAAATCCTACATAGTTAGAACCCTCATAAAATCTGAGTTCTTTGTTACTTCCTTTTATGGAGATATCTCCATCTTGAACGTTAAGTCCTTTCTTCACTACAAAATTAGCATCTGTCATTTACCATCACCATAATTTCACTGTCCATTATGTTCTATATCTCGCATATCATGTTAGTTTATCAGACTTGGGGGAATAATGTCAAATCCCACCACACTCTTAGTGTGTTTGTTGTGGAAGTTCCCATTTGATTAATTATCTTCAAAGGCATATCATTTGTACCAACTTCATCCCACGCTACAAGGAATGGAGGGTCTGTTTGTCCATCAAAGACCATACCGTATGATGTAAATGTAAATCCTCCATTACCAGTTCTTGCGTTTGCGATAAAGTCTTGAGTCATTACAATGTTATTGCTTGTTAAACCTGCATCTATGTGAATAGTTCCTCTTATCGCTCTGTATCCACAACTACCAGCAGAAATTGAACCACTCGGTAACACACCTGTAACTGATATAGCAGAACCGTTAGAAATTGTGCCGAATTGACTTTGGCTTCCTTGAACTTTAGTTATACCATGCGTTTGTGCATATGTTGCGTTACTTGCAGCAGGTGTTCCAGTATCGGGATGCCTTGTTTCGACATATGTTCCAGTCTTCGTCTTTAGACCCTTTTCTCTAATCTGTCCTGTTCCATGTGGACTTAATGCAATATTGCCATTGTTTGCAGTAGTTGTGATAGATACTGCATTACTGTTAGTAACAAGTGGTGTAGTTAACGAAGTAGAAGCACTCGCAGTGGTAGTGATTACATTTGTGGAGTTTAATACATTAGCATTCAAAGTATTGTTGCTAGGATTGTAATACAATTGTGCATCTGTTTCTGCTCCTTTTGACCCAAATGCACCATCAGCAAACAATAGATAGACTGTTTCATCAGTAGTGTTGTTAGCGGAGACTGTTATAGTTGCAGCATTTCCTGTTATGTTAAGTGGAGGAGTATAGGTAAATACACCAGTTGTATCATCGTATGCTATTCCTCCATCACCCGAAGGACTTGCCTCTGAGCCAACAGATAAGGCATCTAATGATATTCCCGCCGATACCGGAGCAACCCAAGTGAAATTTTGACCTGCATGATTATATGATAATAGGTAATTATCAGTTCCACTACCTGCGGCGTTAGTAACATCAAGATGTGATTCTTGAACTGCACCGTCTTTCAATTCAGAACTATCTACTGCATTCGCATCAATCTGCCCTCCGGCAACTGAACTAAGAGTAGCCAGTGTTCCTAATCCTAATGCACTTCTTGCTGCACCTGCATTTGCGGCAGTAATTACACCAATCATAGGAGCAGAAGTAGCACCAGTTCCACCACTACTAATTGCTAATGTCGAGGAAAGACCTGCCGCCGTTCCAGTAGTGTTTTGATTCCAAGTTGGGGCTGTACCTGTTAATTGAGAGTAGTTTACTGATGCTCCTGATAGTGCTAATGTCCCTGCTGATGTTGGTAATGTTAGAGTAATATCTTCTGTTGGATTACCCCCTACTAGTGTAGTTTCATGCTCATCATCAGTAGAACCTTCAAAGATAACACCATTACTTGTGCTTACAGTTTCTACATTGTTAGTAGTAACAGTACCCGTTACAGTCAAATTACCCGGAATTGAAACTGCGGTATTTCCATCTCCAATAGTCAAAGCATTATTCGGCATGGCTGCACCAAGAGCAGTCTTTACATTTGCAGTGTCAGTAACATCAGCAGATGCTTCAATGCCATCTAACTTAGTTTTGTCACCATTAACGAATGCGCCTTCACTTGGAGGTTGTTGTGCTGAATCAGCCTTTGTCCCTTGTGCGGCAGTAGCGTAATCAGATGAGTCAAATGCTTTCACTTGTGCAAGGTTAGTCACCTCACTATCCATCAACGCATTATTATCCACGTATGCTTTGATAGACTGCTGAGTTGCTAAAGCAGAATCGGAATTAGAAGCCATGTTATCTTCATCTTTAATAGAATTGACAGATTGAACTTCACTGTTGAGGCTTAATGCTTTCAAGTTTGCATTAACTGATGTTTGAATTGTTGGTGCAGTCAGTGTATCAAGAGATGGATTGTATCTTAAATTACCATCTTTTGCTAGTGTTCCATCACTTCTAACAAATGTAATAACATTGTTGGCATTCGTAGATTCATCAAGTGTTACTGTAACAGTCGCTGCATTTCCTGTCGTGTCTTGATTCCAAGTAGGAGCATTTGTAGCATTACTTAGATTAATTGCAGAAGGCGTTCCCAAATTAGGAGTTGTTAATACTGCATTAGTAGCAGTTAATACACCACCAAGAGTAAGATTATTAGTTAAATCCCAAGTATCATCAGCATCGTCAAAGATGAAAGATGCTTGAGTTACACCATTACCACGATAAATGCTTATACCGCTTGTAGTCGCAGTAGCAGTATCAGGAGAACCTTGAGTAGTATTCAATTGTAGAATGTTATCTTCAACTTCAACAGTAGCAGTATTGATTGTTACAGTATCTCCACTTACAAGTAAATCTCCGGTTACAGTTAAGTCATTACCTACTGTAATTGTTCCTGAGTTTGTTCCAAGTGTATAACTTGCTACATCATTTAACAGTGCAGTAATCTCGGCAGCAGTTTGGTCATCAGTAGCATCTGCATCTCCTGTAAAACCTAAGTCTGCTAATGTTAAGTTTCTTGTAGCGATTGAAGCATTAGCATCAGTAACATGACCAAGTGTATCAGTAGTTATGTTGAGGTCTAAATCTGAAATGACGGTTGCACCTGTTAATGCAGTTGTATCAATATCTATATCATCTCCATCATGGGTTGGATGAGTATAGTTATTCCAGTTTTGGTCGTTATTGAATTGGCCTAACTTAATCTCACTAATGAGTTTCCTCTTCTGAGTTCCATCATCCAAGTAGATTAGTTCGTCTGCACTACCAACAACATCATCTCCTCCATCTGCTAACTCTGCTAAATCAAGACCAACAGTAATCGTAGTTCCACTGTTTGTTACATCTGTTCCAGTGCTTCCCTGTAATATGAAATCAGCAGAACCGCCTGTATCTGATGCTTTATTGGATGAACCTGAATCTGTTTGTATTGTTACTGCGGTTATATCTCCTGAGCCAGTTCCAAATCCTTGTGCGGTAATGTAATCATAAACTGCGTTTCCAGTAACTAAACCTGATTCTCCATCGGCAACTCCACTTGAGCCATCAGTTGCAACTGCCTTTACTGCTGCCGTTCCTAACCCTAAACTGCTTCTCGCACCGGATGCAGTAGTTGCTCCTGTTCCTCCACTTCCTATTGCTAATGTTGCAGACAGACTACCTGCACTTCCTGTTGTATTTTGGTTTAGTGTTGGTATATCAGAAGCAGATAGACCACCTGTTAGTATGTTTATCTCCGCTAACGATGCGGTTATTCCTAAGTTGTCTAATGCGTATCCTTGTTGAGTAGCAGTTAATCCCTGACTGTTAGTATCTACCCTTAGTCTGTTACCAAGAGCAGTAGTAATTCCAGTGATATCAGAATCGTTAGACTGCAAAGCAACTGCTAATTCATTTAGAGTATCTAATGCGTTTGGTGCGCCATTAATTAAATTAGAAATTGATGTGTCTACATATGCTTTGACTGATTCAGCAGAGGCAACATTAGTTGCAGAAGCCCCTGTCATTGTATCGCTATCTATCAAAGGTAGAGTTGAAGATGCAATTGTTATCTCTCCACCACTTTCGCTTAGAGATATATTGCTACCCGCAGTGAAAGATAGAACTTCTGTTCCTCCTAGTATGTTCCCGTCAGTCAGTCTAACTGTTCTGAAAGTGTTTGTATCTGTTCCAGTTATGGTTAATGTCCCTGCCGTATCATCGTAGTTTAATGCAATATTATTACCCGCAGTAATCATTGCAGCGATAAAGTCCTCTACTTGTTCTTCTGTTGTATAACTTGGAGTAGCCCAAGTAGCAGTTCCACTTGAACTGTATTTCAAGAATTGACCTGCACTTCCTCCACTTGGGATGTGATTGTTACCTGCTCCTGTTGGGTGAACGTAGTTATTCCAATTAGCATCATTATTGAAGTAAGACAGTTTTATTTCAGATGCAGCCTTTCTTGATTCAGTAGTACCATCTTGTAGAATAAACTCAGTAGTTCCGGCAATATCACCAGTCATGTCAGTTAGTTCAGAGAAGTCTAAGTTTAGTGTTGCATCTCCCGAAGTTGCTCCTCCACTCAAACCTGTTCCGGCAACTACACTGGTTATGTCCCCATTACCACTACCTGTTCCATATCCATATGATAGAATCTTATCTTCAATGGCGGCGGAAGTCATCAAACTTGTATCATTGTTGTTGAAAGATTCAGAACTTGTTTGTAGAGCCGAACCTGCTAACTGTGCAGTAGTTATTCCTGATGCTGAAATAGTTGCAGTGTAGTTTCCACTTGTTGTATTATTCTGAGTTACGCTGATACCATCACCTGCGGTAATATCAACGCCAGTCATATCTCCTGAACCTGCACCTGCAAATTGAGCATCTACATAGGTTTTGATAGCCTTAGCAGAAGCAAGAGTATCATCATTGGAACTAACGCTACTAATATCTGTATCAAGAGAAGCAATGTCAGACAAGTCTGCAACGGCTAATGATACGTTACTGTTCAATAGTGAAGCAATAGAAGTTAATCCTGTTCCTCCTCTTGAAACTGCAAGTGTTCCTGTTAGGTTGTTCAAAGGTAATGCTATGTCTGCTGAACCATCAAAAGATACACCTGCTATTGTTCGTGCAGTAGCCAATGTTGTTGCAGTGGTAGCATTACCAACTAAACCACCTTCAAAGGTAGAAGCGACTAATGTTCCTAATGAGAAACCGCTTGTTGTATTTACTGTGCTTGTAGGTTCTGCGTTTGAGTTACCTGTTGATGAGAATAACTTCCACTTGTCATTATCAGAAGCATCTCTGAACAAACCACTGTATCGAATGTTGCTTCCATCATTGTATCTTCCATAGAATCCTAAGTCAACAGAATCAGCAGAGTTGTTCTTTCCAAGAGAAATCAACGGGTCTTCTACTGTTAGGGTTGAAGTGTTTACAGTTACAGTATCTCCACTGACGATTAAATCAGCCCCAACAGTAAGAGAACCACTAACTGTTAGAGTATCATCCGACTGATTACCAATGGTGAAATCTCCACCGAAATCTGAGTTAAGAGCAGATTTTAGATTCGTAACAGATACATCATCGTTAGCAGTTCCGGCTATTGTAAGAGTACCTGCCGAAGCATTGTTATCAGAATAATTCAGAGTAATGTTACTACCTGCGGTAAGCAGTCCCGCAACATAATCCTCAACCTGCTCTTGACTAATCTGAGTGTTCGTGTCAGAGGCGTTGATTGTTATTGTATCAGTATCAGCATCAGTTGATATTGTTACGTTTGTTCCGCCAACGAAATTAAGAGTATCACTATTAGAATCTGCAACAATGTTAGATTGACCACTAACTGCTACTGTCTTGAATATGTTCTGTGAAGAACCCAAATCAGTGTTTGTTATTGTTACTGCACCAGTAGCACTACTTACACCTATTCCTGTTCCCGCAACATTAGACGTTACACCTGTATTTGTGAGTGTAATATCGAATGGGTCGCCTGATGCACCACTGTTAGTATCAGTCCATGTAGCAGTTATTCCTGTTCCCTGTGTAAATTGAACATACTTCCCATCAGTGACGTTTACGCTTGTTCCCGTTCCATCAAGTAGATAGAAGGAGTTGAAAGAGCCACCTCCGGCAGTAGCGTCAACGTAAGCCTTGATTGCTTTAGCAGAAGCCAAACTATCATGAGATGCACTAACACTGCTCAAATCAGTATCAAAGGCATTAATGTCTGAGAGTCCTGTAACTGCTAAAGAAGTAAGATATGTATTAGTATCAACAGTGTAACTACCTGCTCCTGTTCTTTTCATAAACCCATTAGAACTAAAGTCTGAATCCATTACTGCTCCGGCAGAGGCTACGTTTGTTGCATCAGTTACATCAGCACCATCTTCTACATTTATCATGGTTAGAACCTGAGTCTTTGTGAGTTCTTCTATTACGCCGTCAGCACCCGAAACTCTACCGAGTATTCTTTCATCAGCAGATACATTCTGAATCTTAGCATAAGTAATAGCATCGTCTGCTACTGTTCTTGTGATAACTACTTCATTACCAATATTCGATGAACCTACTGCATAAGTGCCTATTTTAGCAGATGTTACTGCACCATTAGCAATCTTTGCAGTGCTTATTGCATTAGATGCTATTTTACTTGTTAATACTGAGTTACTTGCGAGTTTAGCACTAGTAATTGCACTGCTTGCTATCATACCATTTGTAACAGTTGATGTATCTCCCGAAGTAATTACCGTTCCAGTTATGTTTGGTAGAGTAATCGTTCTATCGGCAGTAGGGTCAGTGATTGTTAATGTTGTTTCATAATCATCTCCTGTTGCTCCTTCAAAGACAAAAGCATTCTGAACATTAACTTGAGTTTGATTTACAGTTGTTGTAGTTCCTAAGACATTTAGATTACCACGAATATTTACAGTAGTATCATTATCTGTATCTCCTATGTTCAATGTATCTGTTCCATCGTAGGAAGCAAGAATAGGTGTTAGCGTGGCTTTTGTTAAAGAACTACCAGTGTTGGTTAATGTTAGTGTATTGTTGGCAGCATTTCTTGAGATACCAAGACCCGCTCCTACTGCTAAGTGAACTACACTACCTGAACCACTTGTATTATCAGCAAGATTGATTGTCTTGAATGTTGGGTCATTATCTCCATTGGTATCTAATCCGTCTGCGGTTGTTAATGAGTAAGTAGTATCAACAGTGGCTTTACCGTCTACATAGTTCTTAATTGCAAGAGTGCTTGCTAATCCACTGTTTGACGCTCCACTGTCTATACTAGTATCAAAGTTAGAAATATCACTTAGTCCTGTAACTGCTAATGAAGAGAGTTTAGCGTTCAATTGAGTTTGTATTGATGAAGTAACTCCATCCAAATATCCTATCTCAGTAGCACTTACGTTTGTTACACCGTCTAATATGTTAAGTTCAGAAGCAGATGCAGTTATACCCAAATCACCAAGATTCTCAACCTTAGAGTTTAGAGCAGTGACTAATCCAGTTACCTTGCTTTGTGCTATATCATCCAGTTTAGAATTAGCAATGCTACCTGCGAGATGAGCATTAGTTACAGAACCATTTGTGAGAGAAAAGTTGTTTGCGTTTGCTGCGATTCCAACCAACTTATCATGTAAAGCAGTTGTGAAGTTCTTTTGTGTTAGTCCACCATCACCAACAGAGTATGTCGTGTTAGTATAGTTTGAAGCATGAATAGTTCCCGCTCCACTTGCAGTCCAATCAATAATCTGATTACCGCTTGGTATTGTTGGTTTGTTTTGAATAAACGCATCAGAACTGTTACTTGATTCATTCCAATTTGCTTGAACGTTAACTTCTGCACCTGTTGCAATACCTGCTAGTTTCGCTTCTAATGTGCTTGTGAATAGTTTGTTAGTTGTTCCCGCCGCAATCTTATCGGCACTTATCGCCGCAGTATTACTAACATCAGCGTTTACTATCTGAGTTCCAACTGCTCGATATGAACCACTCAAATCAGGAATATCACTTGCAGTCAGTTTTGAGAATATATTTGCAAGGTTAACCTTTCTCAGACCATCAGAACTGTCATGGAAAGCGATAAAGTCAGCAGTTCTGTCTATCGCATTCTCATTGGTTAATCCTGTTATGTCTAACTTTAGTGTAGCATTTGTTCTGTCAAGTCCATCACTAATAGTAAGAGCAGGTTCTTTTCCGGCAAGAGATGCAACTAAACCGCTAATCTTGCTTTGTGCGATTGCGGCGTTAGAGTCTACCTTGACATCTGTAATAGAATTACTTGCTAATTTAGCACCTGTTACTGCACTATCCGATATCTTAGCAGTTGTAACTGCATTAGCAGATATTGTAGTTGCACCATCTGCACTTGATGTTACATCCCCTGAATGGTTAGGATGAACATATTCGTTAGCATTGGTATCTCCTGTATATCCTAAGTCAGCAAGAGTTAGAGTTCTCTTAGCCATTGCAGTAATATGACCAGTAGAGTTAGTGGTTATGCTATCTACTATTTCTGCACCAGTTGTATCAATGTTAGTCGTAGAGTATGTTGGGTGTGTGTATGGGTTTGCAAGTTCTGATGTTATTGGTATGTTGAAGTAATTATTACCATCATTAGTGAAAGTCCATCTGTTAGTTGTTTCATTCCACTTAATCTGAACATTCGTGTAGTTTCCTCTTTCTACTTCTATACCTGCATCAGTAGATGAGTTACCTGTTTGGTTTTTATTCAATAGAATGGTATTATCTTCTATTGCTAAGTTTGCTACATCAAGAGTTGTAGTAGAACCACTTACAACTAAATTGCCATTAACAGTGAGATTACCTCCCATTGTTACTCCTACACCATTTCCTATTGTTACAGGACTGTCTATTTGTGGTAGTCTACTTTCCAAATTACTTACACTAACATCATCATTCAATGCAGTAACACTTAGGTCAATAGTTCCGTCACTATCTTGATATGTTGCACTGATTCCGGTTTCTGTATTTCCTGAAAACATTGCACCTACAATATCTTGAACTTGCTCATCACTTAGTTGAGTATTCGTATCAGTAGAAGAAAGAACTCCATTACCATCTATACTGAGATTAGTCCCTACTTTTATTCCACCAAGAGCATTAGCAGTGGCGGCGGGAAGAGAGTAATTGTTTGCATTGGCAGCGATTCCATCTAACTTACTTATCTGAGTTGATGTAGCCAAACCTGTTTGAGATGCAGTTGCGTTTGGTATTGCAGAAGTGTATTGTATATCCGATGTAAGAGCAATAGTGCCTGTTGTAGAAGGTAGAGTCAATGTTCCTGAACCTTTTGTAATAGTCCCATCTTTGTTTATTCGTATAGTTTCAGCATTGTTATCTATTATACTAAGACCTTGATTCGTTTGCTCATATCCTAAGAATTGAACTCTTCTATCGGTTGCCTTTGCCGAACTGTTTGCTGCAACTTCTATTATTGCTATTGGTATATCATCGGCTAATAGAGGGGCTACTTTGTTAGCAACTGTGTGTTCTCTCAAAGCAAGTGTATCGGGACTCCCTGATGCAATTACCAACATTAGATATGTCGGACTACTTGATGAAGCCATTGTAATTGATTGAGTTACTGCGGTATTTTGTGCAATGGTAGATAAAATACCATCTCTAAGATATGTATTGGTAGCCGAAGTAATCGTGTAAACTGTATAGGTTGTTCCCTCAGACAATGTAATATTGAATCCATTTATGATTCTATTTCCACCAGTTGCAATATTCAATGAATTAATCAGACCACTATGCAAACTGTCTGTTCCATCAGTTATTCTAAGTGAGGGAGAAGCAGACAATGTGCTGATAAAATTTGGATTAGTTCTTAACGACATTAACCTACCTCCACTCTAATTGTTATAGTCAATGTGTCTGCTGATGCCAACACTCCTGTATTGCTGAATGTAACCCGACTTAACATTTTATCTCCTGATGACTTGAAAATTCCTAGTTCTGATATACCTTCAAGACCAATTTCTGCACCAGTAAACTCAACTGTCCAAGTCATTACAGTTCCTATTAAAGAAGGTGTAACAGTCTTTTCTGCAACAAAGGAATCTAATTCTGTATCTGCCTCTGATGGAGCATCACCTCCACTTCCAACTTTTATTTTCGTGTAATTACTTTGAATGTAATTTGCTATTATATCCGATACTCCTTCATCTGCTATCATTTTCTTTCCCCCTAATCATAGAATCTATCCTTGTATTCCTTCTTTATTCCTATTTCACCTGTTGCAACGATATCAAAACCTACTGTTTCAGTGAAACCTGCTATATCGTCAAAACCTATATTTGAATCGGTTAATCCACCACGCACTGTGTATTCTAATTCAGTTACTTTGAGATTTAGTGGTTCAAATATTGCTTTGTATCCAGTGCTTCCTTCTGCATTTGCACTTAGAATGTGACTAATGTTTTGACTGCTTTCTTGTGATATTTCACTCAATCTTTCTGCAATTCCTTTATTGTAAGTTCCAACTGTCATTTTCATAGTTGGCCCTAAGACGTTTTCAATTTCAAATATTATGTAATCTCCCTTTGGCACGTTATATGTAGGGAAGTCCAAATGTAGTAAATCCCCTGCTTCTAATAACTCAAACCCTTTTGCATTTATCTCTAATGTTATTTTTCTTGCATCGGAATTGTGTATTTGTAGTAATTTAATCCCTCTTATCTCTGCTTCTTGCACTGTTGTTATAGTTGAGTCATTTACTACCATTGTCTTGTTATCCGCATCAGTGAATATTTCAACCTCATGCTCAACACCATCTCCCTTAACAATGACTCTGTTTACTTTATCTAATAAAGAAACGTTATTGCTTATTGGGCTTGCACCTGTTAAATCTGAAAAGGCTACTTCTTTTCTTAAAAGGCTTGAAGTATCTTCAAAATTTCTGAAAATAACTTTGTTGTTTTGTATCTTATAGTCCATACCTTTCATACTTGTTAGAGAATTAATCGTGCTATAAACATCAGAACTTTTTAGTTTTATGTTGCTAACAAAAGTCCTTTCATTTAATTTGATAATGTTTGAGTATTGGGGAGGAGTGTAATACTTTTTCCCACTTGCAAAGGTTATTGTTTTGTTGTTAATAGAAAGTATCTCTCCTATTAGATGTCCTTCTTGGGTGTATATTACATCACCTGCACTTAATTCAACAACATTCTCTAAACAAGTAATCGTGGTAGATGAGTTATTTGTGTCTACTATGTTCGTGGTAAATATCGCATTACTCTTAGTAAAATCATATTCTAAACCTGCGTCTGTTACTACATTATTCAATTCTGTATCTACATTAGAACCAATGTCAAATGAAGTTCCAATATAACATCGGTTTAATCTCTTTAGTCTTGGCTTTCTTCCTAATGTAACGTCTATGACCTCACCAAAAGAAACAACTCCATTACCATTTAATCTACCCCCATAAGTAAACACTAAACAAGGCTCAGTAGAAGATGTTGTTTTCTTTTGTCTTGTTAAACTCACAGTCAAGTCTACCTTTCTTTTTGTGTTACCGTCAGAAACAAAAGCAGTAATTATCTCTCCTTCTGTAAAACCAACCGTTGCCCTTGTTGTGTTTCTTGCTTCTATGAATGGATTGCTCTCTGAACTTAATACAGGATTATCAATATCCAATCTCAAATACATTGAATAAACTGTTTCATGGAATCTCTTATCATCTGTTTTATCATCATTGCTCCCCTTACCAGTTCTAAAGTTAACAGAAGTTAAACCGTAATCTAACCCAGTGTCTTTCATTACATTGAACTCTATCTTTTCAGGAGTATCGTCAAAGGTGGTTTCTGATATTCTCATTAATCTGTAATTTACTCCATTGGTGGAAAGGTCAATCGCAGTGTCAAACTCAATCTGTTGAGCCTCAAAGGTGCTTGCAGAAGTATTACCCGGAACATGGTTAGGAGCAGTAGAAATAGTGTGGTTGACTATCTTAGCAATGAACTTCGGAACACCATGATGCTTTGCGTTTCTTAGAGTGTCGCCATCTACCAATGACTCAGAAACCAAATAATACCCCTTCAAATTAGGCATGAAACTTAACCAGTTATGAGTGGAAGAATCATCGAGATTGAAAGTTATTGTTTTATTTGAGTTTGAATACACTAAACTGGAAGAAGCAGTTAAGTTGAATGTGGGTTTGACAATGAATTGAGAAGCCCACATTTGACCCCAATTATCATCAGGGACTCCAACATTGGTAATCTGAGTAGTATGGTCTAAACTACGATGTGAATTATCTCTGTTAGTATTTGTATTTCTACCCAATTTATCAAACGGATAAGCAATGGTATGTATTCCCAACATAGATGCTTTGTAATTCTTAGATGTTGTTGTAGGGGTAGAAGTAGAGTAATCAACAACATCAGAATTAGTCCATTCATACAATCTCGTTGTTTCTGAGTGTTGGTCAGTGGTTGTATGTGAACCATAGACGGTTTGACCTACTAAAACACGATGTGAGTAAGAGTTGAATGAGGCTGTACTCATTTTATACCCAGTTTTTCCTGTTTGATATAGAGTTTCATTGGTTTTACCTATTGGACTACTTATCAAAGAAACTGAATCATCCCATTTACTAAATTTATCCGACTCACCTATTGCCTCAAGATTTCTAAATAAACCAATACAGTTTGCGTATACATCTCCTTGACCTAATCCTAATAATTCTATATCCCCTTTATCCAAAGTTGGCCCTTGCCCGTATGAATGCTTGACTAGCCCACTTATGACTCTCGACATATGTAGCATATCTATACCATTTGCAGAAGTTAAACCAGTTGTATCAGTATTGTCCCAATGGTCTTGTCTATGGAAAGGTGAAAACAGTTTGTCGTTCTTATCGCTATTACCCGATTTGTTTTCTGCTATTATTGGAAGAATAACATTCATTGGGTCATATTTATCGTTATCACCATTTCTCAACAACTGGTGTATAAATCCATTACCACTGTCATCTGTATAATCAACAGGTGGATGTGTAATCCAACTTCTATGGAAGTTTATGTCCTTATGCCCGTTTACTCTATCAATAAAAATTCCTACATCAGTAGCAGTTTCTAAACCATTGAGAGAGATTTGGTCATCAGTAAACAATCTGAAACTCTCAACTCCTTTGAAAGTAGTTCCATTAACTGTTATTCCATCAAATCTTAGTATGTTATTAACAGGGGTTGTTCCTATTATAGTCCCAAAATTATCTGTAAAGTTACTATTAACTGCGGTTGTATTACTAGCACGATATGCAGCAAAACCACTATGAGTATCACCGGGTATTCTCAAATCTGCTCTAGTTTCGCTACTGTTAGTTCCTATTGCATTTTTCTTGTAGACTACATCACCCGCAGTCATTTGTGCTAATAGAGTTCCATCAGCATCACCATCAGAAACTTCCAAAGTATATCCACTGAGTTGAACTGGTTTCCTTATCATAACATAGTCAAAATACTTCAATGAATCAAAACTATCTGCTAATGAGTCAAAATCCAATGGATTGAAATGCCAGTCAAAGGTTGCCTCAACTAAACGTATTACTCCCCATCTTCTAATTTGGTCAGTGTTCACTGGACTACTATCTACTATGGATGCAGACTCAAAATGTATATCCCTCTTCAAAGTCTGAGAAGTAGTTCCTGTATACTTTTGGTGAGAGGTGCTATTTGTTTGGTCTGATAATGTTTCTAACATAATTCCATAATTATTGAATCCCCTTGCGTGGTTTGTATTGAACAAACTGTTGTGTCTTTGTTTAGATGAGGGAAATATATCTCCGGTTGCAAGTAACTCATATGACAGAGTTCTTGGGTCAATTTGCTCAAACTCAGAATACATGATGTCAGTTTCCCCACTTACACCATTAGAATGAGAAGGGTATGTCGTTATCAGTGGATAATTACCATAGAAATTAGTTAAATGATTCCAACCGCTCAAGGTATTACTACCGTTGATTGGTTTATTGTCGGGTGTTTCTGTAACAGACTTTGTAGTTCCTGTCGCATCAATACCATATCCAACTGCATATCCTTGTATTGCTTGGGGTTTTGAACCTGTACTGTATATACTATCTACTGTTCTAACTAAGGCATTTGGTCTTATTAATTGCAAATCCCAGTATCGTATTGTATCTTTTGGAGCGAATTGAGCCACTCCACTTCCCGCAGAAGCACTGTTCTGCAATCTGTGGATAAACCCACCAGTTTCTATGTTGTTATTTACAAGATACAATTTTGCGTTTCCTCTACTATCAGAAGTGTTACTATCTATTCTGCCTAACACCATAGGAAATGTAGGTGCTATCTCTAAAACAGTAGAAGCATTATCTTGCTCACTTACCTTAACAACATCAAACAATTCGGAATTGACTGTCATTATATCCTGTTTATCTACTGTCACTCCATTTTCGTTTCCAATATTAAAAGCAAATACTGCATCATCAGTTGATATTGAAATGGGTGATGAAATGTCATATCCCAATGTATCAGCAGAAGAATTACTTTGGTTTGAAGTTAAACTCAAAGGAGTGTAAGTGAAAGAAGTATCGTAATCAATATCCAACCCTTTTCTAAAAGATAAACCTCTTTCACTAATTGAAGTGAAATCACCTATCCCTCCACTGTGTAGGACATTGCTTTGCAAAGATTTAGTCCCTGCAATTTGATTGTATTGGGTGTTGGAATAAGGGTCATACAACTTCAATCCACTTGAATTTAATTCACTTACTGTTTTAGTGGATAGATTATGGGTTAAACGAATCCAATACTCTGAACCAGTATGAACGGCATAATCAGTTACCTCACCAATTAGGTTACTATCTCCATCAAAAAGCAACATATACTTTCTTGGGGTTGTGCTTGGTGTTCCTGTTACTAACAGTTCTATATTATTAGTTGCAGTAACAGTTAGTCCTGTTAGATTTGTAAACGTAGTAATAGTAGGCGGTAATGTTGTTTTTACAATATCACTATGATGTGTTAAAGATTTGGTTATAGTTTTACCAAGTAATTTACTTGTGTCATCTCTACCTGTTACCTTAACAGTTGTATTTCCTTGTTCCGTGATAAACTCTAAGTCATCAACACTACCACTAAACACTTGTTCTGATATACTAAATGCTCCATTGTAATAATACAATCTACTTGCAGAAACATTTGATTTTTGGTAAAATGTCTTATCGCTATCTATAATCTTAGCATATTTATTGTTCTTATCTGCATAGTCTACTTCAATTAAATGACTATTGTAAAACAGTGGTGATAAAAACGACTTGTGTAGTTTGCTATCTGTTTTGTTTACTGCAACTCCATTCATAGTTAGAGTTTGGAAGTTATCATTTGAATCTAACAATACTTCTGTATCACTTTCAAAGTTCAAATTCAAAACCCCAGTAAAGGGCATTAAGAACAATTTCTCTCTATCAAATGTAGGGACAACAGAACTTGATTCCCACACCTTAGCCGTTTTCAACTTTCTATCTTTGATGACAATGGCTTGTTCAGTATCGCTTGATTTATCTTCTATTGAATTAACAACAAAATGATATCCATTTAATTCAATAATATCATTAACACTTAGAATATGTTTCAAATCAATCTCACTATTTAGTTCGCTCAATTGTATTTTATTATTAGGAGAGGATATTGATTTAGCAAAACCAATAAATTCTTTTTTAGTAAAAGTATCACTATGTAGGTTTCTTCTTATTTTTAAGTCTGAATTTTCTTTTATTTTCAAATGTTGCAGACCACTATTATCAACAAGTTGAAACCTAACGAGTTTTGTAAGTTTATTCTTAGGGCTATTGAGAGAAGCACTGATACTCGGCTCAACCTTGCTATTTTTGTATTCTGCCTTTTCAAATGTGATGTATCTGTTAGGGCCAGTCAAATTACCATCTAATGAGTTAGCAGTAGCAGTAATCAAATCCTGAGAATGTCTTTTCATTTTAGGAAAAGCAGTTTGCCATCTTGTTGCATCAAATGAGTTATCTGCTTCGTCAGAAGTTCTGTTAGAATCAACCAATGTAGCAGAAATTGGGTTTCTACCTAAACTCTGTATTGTATTGGAGTATTTACCTTTAGTTTTGAATACTACATTCTGTATTGTTTTTCCTATTTTTATTTTAATATCATCATTTGTAATAGAAGCAACAGGTATTGTTACAGTAGCCCCTCCAACACTTACACTAAGATTATCGCTCGCAGTATAACCAGTGCCTCCAAAAGCGAGAGAAACAGATTGAACAAATCTAACTCCCGATGCTTCAACCACTACAATAGTAAAAGTAGCACCACTACCACTACCACCAGTTGACGAGTATGTGTTACTTCCAATACTACTTGATGATGGAGTTCCTACGGTGCTATGTGTCCCAATGGTTGCAATTCTTGAGTTAGTTGAACTAAACGAAGACAGTGGAGTTCTCGCATAGTCTATTTTGAATGAATACAAAAGCCCTGAATATGTCTTTTCTTTTACATTCCCGATAAAGGTATTATTTGCATCGAATATTGATTGACCGTGAATAAACTTGTCTAAATCTGCATTAGTTAGAAGCGAAAACTTCTGCGTAGTAGTATTCGCATATTGTGTGTGAGCATCTCTAACTCCAATAGATATTTCTGTTCCATATCCCCAATATCTTTCAGAAGTAGCAGTATATTTCTCTGCATAGTCCAATTGGTCTTTCTCATCTAATCTATCATTGTAGAAGTAGAACGTTGGTCTTACTGCTCTTTGAAGAATATCATACTTTGATGTATTAGCATCAGTATCCCCTCTAAGACCATAACTTACTGCTACAACTGATGTGTCTGTTTTGGATGGCCCTTGAAAAATCTCAAACTTACTTTGTGATGCAACGCTTGTATGGTATGCAGGTTCAAACTCTAAACCATCACCAAACTCATCAAAAGATAGTATTCTCGTTATCTTAGCAAAGTGTGGTCTTATTCTATTTGTTCCGGCAGAAGTCATTTCGGGGTTTATCAGAATAAAGTAATCATAGTTGTCAATGTCTAATCCTACTGTATTGCTATCAGGATAGAGAGTTGTACCATAGATAAACTTCCTGTTAGTTTCACTGAAAGAATCATTGAAATCATATACCTTTATTTTGCTTGGACTCGTTTCATCATTATTTACACCATAAGAATCCAAGTTGGTATTTGTTGGTAATATCCTGTTAACAATTCTATCTCCTGAATCATTGGATATTCCTGTTGCTCTTGGTGCGTTTCTTATTTCTATGAAATTAGCAGAGTTAACGAAAGAACTTCCTGTTGTTGAGTTCTCCTGTTGAATACCTATGGTCTTGAACTGTGGATTTACACTCACGTTCTTGAATGCGTCATTTCCAGTAAACTCAGCATTTCTATTTGCGTAACTGTTTGTGATATCACTACTCTTCTTACCTGAGTTGATTGGATAGAACATCCTACCAGTAGTGTTATCATTTGCTCCCATCTACTCACCAAACCTAAAGTAAAACAATATGTTACTGAAACTCGGAGAAAGAGATTTAGTTGTTGACACATTGACGGTATTATTCGTTGACATGGCTATTTCATATAGTTCGCCATAGAACTGTTCACTTGTTGTTCCACTACCACATAGTCTAATATCACTTGGATGAATTACCACATCCGGTTCTGCATGGCTCATTGAAGCAACCAACTGGTTATCTAAATGAATCTCGGCGGCGTGTTTTAGATAGACAAATGATATCTTATACATCTGCTCCAAGTAAAGGGCTTCTTTCAATTGGGAGATATATACTGACCCAATAGATGCAGATTGAACTTGACTCATTGTTAATGTTCCAGCATTAGTATCAATAGAAACAACCTTCCCAATTGAAGTTCCTGTTTGGTCAAACAGTTCTGTTCCTTTACCTACTTTGTTAACATTTGAAGAAGTATCAAGTTCTATTATTGAAGTGTTGGAGGTATCTCTACTTGCATCATCTAATTTAGTTAAAGAAGTTCTGCTTCCTTCATAGTATCCATATGGGTCATAATATCCTGTTAATCTATTCTCTGCTTTGATAACTGTATCAGTTTCAAGTTTGATTGTATCTCCACCAGTTTTCTTAAACTCAGCAACAATCTTGTATTCAGCAGGTTGATTGTAACTGTTATCTGTTGTATTCTCTAAATACAATTTTACATTCGTATTGTGAAATAACATCATTTTCAAGGGAGAATCAGTATACTTAGTTCCACTTGATGTTCCTAATATGCTTGTGCTTTGATATGTGCTACTTCTATTGCTTAGAGTATCACTCGGATAAGGAGGGGTTTTAGTAGAATCCAAAACACCAAACTCAGAAGCACCTGTCTTAGCAGAACCATTTACATCATAAGGAGTTATCATACATTCTAGTGTAAACGCACCAGTATGCCCCCATATCTTTCTCTCCCTTGCATCTGAAACAACAGTAGCAGATGACCCTACGGGAGTAACTGTTTCATCGTAGTTTATTTCTAAATAACCCGATGATAGAAGTGGGAAAACCAATTTGTATGGGTTGCCGACATAAGCATTTACCGTAGCCATCCCTATCCCTCAATCCAAGAAGTTATCCGCTACCACCATTGCTTCCTCAAACTCCAATTGAAACTGAACCGCCGGAAACTCTTGACCACTTACAGTAGTTGAGAATGAACGAATGAATCCACTTATGCCGAGAGTCGCCGCATCTGTGTTAGTAGATTCGTACGGTTGGAAATACTTTGTTCCCCCACTAACACCCGCAGTAAATGAGTTATCATACTCCCTATTTTTCCATGACCAAGATATTAAAGGCAAATCTGCTATATCATCAGTTTCAGTATCGGAATTATGATACTCAAAGTTATGATTAACCCTACTTGGTATTAGGACAACCAATCTGTTTATGTTTTGGTCATTCTGAAAAGAACTCGCATCTGCATAAGAATGTATCAATTGGGCTAATTCAAAAGAAGTTAGTTTAACACTTGTAGGCTCACTATCTTCATCTTTCTTCTTAGTGATAGTTTGTTCAACTAAAAAACCACTAACACTAACAGTCTTCTGAGCCATACCTACATCCATTGCCAAGTTCAGTGATTCTCCACGAACCGCTCCTGAAAAGGGAACTCCCATGTTCAATACTGTTTTGTTTGTGGCTACTGTTACATCTGTGGCGAGAAGGGATATCCTATTTTCTTGTCCTGAGCCAAACTCACTTCTTCTTTGTAGTTCCAAGAAGACTCTGTAATTTGGCTCTACCATCAGAATCTACCTACCGTATGTGCTTGTCTGTTCATCTGAGTGTTAATCTCTCTTGCTACCTTACTGGCTATATCCCTTATTTCAGTATCAGAAGCACCAACTCTTCCGTTAACATGAACGTTGATTGTTCCTCCACTCATTCTTTTGCTTTCAGAATTAGTGTGAACTCTTGCTCCTGAAGGTAATCTAACTAATTCAGGGCCACGTTCTCCCACTAGTGTTAATTCACCGGAACGCACTACTCCACCATTAGCCCTACCAAAGATGAAATTTTTAACTCCTTTAACAATACCCTTTCCAATTGCTTTAACTACTTGCCAAAGACCTGTCAAAAGTATTTTGATAATAGTTTCCAACATACTTAACCAAGCCCAAAACAGTTTTTTGAGTCCTTTCCATAATGCTCCGCCATCACCTGCAAATGCTGCTTTGAACACGTCAAAAACGGCAGTTAAAATTGTTTTAATTTCTTCAAACAATTCTGCAAAGAAACCAAACTTCTTTTCAAAAGCCTGTAACCGTTTTTTTATTTTTAACTTTTTAATAACAAATACCAACAACGCTATTCCAGTAACTATTGCCAAAAACCACACAGATGCTTTGAGCAAAAATGCAGCACCAACAACAAAGAATTGACTTATTTTACCTGCAACCCCTCCTAATTTACTGGCTAGTCTTTCTAAGTTTTTTCGATATCCTCTTCTACCGCCCCTCACTATTTCTCCTAATCTACCTCTAGTTCTTAGAAACTGTTTTTCTATTCCATATCTAGTAGGAAGCGGTATACCTCTAACAGTTTGAAGGTTAGCCCCCAATGTAGTTTGTTTGAATCTGTCCTTGAGTGTTGTTAGTCTACTACTAACTTTACCATAACCAGTAACTTCTGATAAGAATTGACCAACTCCTCCCTCTCCAGTTTCCTTATCTTTGAAAAATCCACCTTGTAAAAATTTAGAAGTAGCACTCGGCCTAAGTGACTTCATAAGGCCACCTTCTGCTTTAGCCAACTGTTTACCTGCTTCTTGCCACATTGCTTTGTATTCTTTAATTCCATCTCTACCTGCTTTGGTAAACATTCTTGTCAGTGGTTGTTTTCTCATTTCTTCCTCTGACATACCAAGTGCCTTTTCTACTTCTGCAAGAGATTTAGCCAATTGTAAATTAGCCTCTGTTGCTTCTAATGTAGATTTTCTTGCTTCTTCCTGTCTTTTATGAAATATGTTAATTGTTTGACCTACTGCACGAACTTGGTTTTGTAATCTCCACATACCAGTACCGGAAAGGACACGACTAATGACAGTCCACTCTTTACTGCTTTCTGCTAATTCACCAAATGCTTGACCCGTTCTTGAAATGGAACTTGACGCTCTATCAAATGCCTTGCTGAGTTCAGAAAGTTCTCTTTCACTTTCGTTGCTCATGTTTTTTGACCTCCTTTTCCATTTCTCTATTTTTCATTGATTCTACTTCTGAGTGTATTTGTAGCATTTCAACCATCAATTTCATTGGCGTATGTTGTGCTTCTGCGGGACTTATTGAGAAAGTCTTGCAGTATGAATACAATATGATTCTAAAACCTAAAGAAGCATCTACTTCTCTACCACTTAATGCTTTACGAATCAGATTGCTTTTTTTGTATCCTCCTCCTGTAAATCAAAGAATGGATTTGGGAGGACTTCTTTTAATTGCGCCCCAATGTAGGGATTCAATCTGAGTAGTTCAATGCTAGAAAGTTGGGGTTCAGTTTTCTCTACGAACTCTTGGCACATGAACTTATACATCTTGTTTAAGTCAAGTTCCATTCTTCCATCATCATCAACCTTCATTACAGATGATAATGCCTGTTCTACTTGTAGCCAAGTGGGTTCTTTTACCCAAACTTTCAGCACTTCATCCGAATCAGGGCTAACCTTCAACGTATGGCAATCGGTGTTTACTGTCGCAAACAAACTGTTCTTATCACTTACTATTTTTTCTTCACTCATAATATCTTTCCACCTAACGAAAACCAACAAACAAACAATGTTGGTGGAATGTATGAATTGTATAGGGATTCTATTTTACTTTAGAAATCCCCCTATACTCCTGATGCAGATTGTAGTATCTTCCAATCTCCTTGATATGTTGCTGATAAATCCCTCGCATTCAAAGTAACTTCTACCTCTACTGCTCCTTTATCTTCGGGGAATGGTATGGTTACTCCTTGTGTAATGTAGTTTGTAAACTCTAATTCAATATAATCATCAACAGTGTTATTGTCTAAATCCTTAGCAAACTTTAGGCTGAGTTTTTGTGATGCACCTAATGACTCTCCTTCCTTTCTTAGTTCATCCCAAACCTTTGAGTCTGTTATCAGCATTGTCAATTGAATATCGTATGTCCTTTGT